TCAATACTTAACCCTGTCACGCCATTCGTCTGAAGGTTTAACTCATTAGAGTTATCGCCCGTAGCGACGATGCCAATCCCTGCCGTGGCGTTGATGGTATTAGCCATTTATTTCTACCCAGTTTGTATTTGCCTCATCCCAGCTATACATTTTCCCATCTGTTGGTATCGGGGTGGGTGCTTCCCATTGTGCCGTGTTTTCATTTAATAGCCAACTAGCAAAGGGTTTAGGCGGGATGAAGGCGTCAAGTTGCGTATCGTATGTGTAACCAATCCCTGCGTAGTTCTTACGCATGTTGCCGTTGTAAGAGGTCTGCTTCCACGTTCCACCGAGAATCTTCTCTAAGTGTGCAGCACCGATGTGTTCTTTCTCGACACCGAAAGCATCTGCCATATCTTTATTGTCAACAACGACGACCTGAGTAACAACATTGTTCTCGTCGATTTTCGCGTAATGGCCCATCATGCCTCCAATTTCAATCCGGTTAAATCCATTTCTTCCCCGACAACACCGACAGGGAAGGTATTAAAACTAAGTGAGATTCTTGTTTCCTCGCCTTTGACTTCAGGAACCATATGCGTGAGCGACGAAGGAAAGAGAATCAGCCTGCCTGCATAAGCCTCAAACCACCACGATTCAGAGTTATACGGGTTCCACTGGTCAGGTGGGAATTTGATCTGCTGCCAGCCATCTTTGTAGAAGTAAATCCTGTCATCAGGGTTAGTCTGCACATAAAACACACCTGAGATGTAACTGTTGGGATGAGCGTGTTTGTGGTGGTACTGACCTTGCTCTGAGTAGTTGCACCAGCTTTGGGTGACTCTCAGACTTACATTGTGCTTGGGATTGACTGTGCTTTTGAAGTAATCCGATACCGCATCTTCAATAAATGAGCGCAGGGAAGTTAAAGCAGGATCACGCAAAACAAAGTTGTTGGTAGACGTGGTGTTACCCATGTTAGGTCTTGTTGGCAGTTCACGAATGAAGAACAACTCCTCATCGCTCAAGGGTCTACCAAGCTCTGCAAAGCCTACAGGGATGGGGAATAAGTTATGCAACTGCACGTTCAAATTCCTCTTTGGCTATGCCCATCTCTTTTAACTGCTCATCGGTGTAGATCGTTGGGATGCTGTCCTCAAACTCTCTGATCTTGTCAATGACCCAATACACTTCTTCTATGCTTGGGCATGGCCGTGGATCATCCCACCGTGTAAACACGTTGTTTGATATTTCCCACTTGGCACCTGGACGAAGTAAGTGCATGGCTGTATCGATTCCAAGGAACTTGTAGATTTTTGTAGTCATGTTATTGATTGATTTTGATGATTACGATACCGGAGCCGCCTTTACCAGACGTTCCGTTGGGGCTGCTATTAAAACCGCCTCCGCCTCCGCCGCCTAAACCATCTGTTCCGTTTTGAGCAGCAGTAGAACTATTAACACCACCAGAGCCGCCACCACCTGCACCACCTGCTTTTACGCCAGAATAGCTGCTGCCACCGCCACCGCCAGCATAAGTCACTGAACTACCCGTTATAGAAGATGCTGTTCCATCGCCACCTTCACCCTGACCATCCGTATTACCTGCTTCGCTAGCACCGCCGCCACCTCCTCCGGTTGCTGGCGAACCAGAATATGACCCACCAGCCGAACCTTGTCCAGAAGGTGATGCAGCTCCACCGCCGCTAGGACTAGGTGTACCACCGCCGCCTCCAGAGCCTCCGGGTCTACCAGCTATTCCGGGCGAAGTTCCTCCACCACCTCCGCCGCCACCAGCAGACACAACACCCGGAGAAGCAAACGCACTAGGACTCGACCCGCCAACAACTGACGATAAAGATCCATCATTGGAAGTTCCCGCTGCGGTTAATGCAGCACCGCCGCCCCCGACGGTAATTGTGTAATCTGTAGTAGCAGATACCGACGTAGTTCCTGTTATGAAACCGCCAGCGCCACCACCACCACCCAGACCAGAAGCAAAGTTTTCTCGCCCACCACCCCCACCACCCGCAACCACAAGGTAGTCAACAGAGGTCACACCCGTAGGACATGTCCACTTAGTCGTGCCTTTGAATACAAAGACGGTTTGGCTAGGTACGGTGTACTTGAGGATAACAATGCCGGAGCCGCCTGTTCCGCCTACCGTTGATGGTGAACTTGAAGATCCACCACCACCACCACCTGTGTTTGCTGTCCCAGGCGATGCGGCCACCGCACCTGCGCGTCCACCAGCCCCGCCGCCACCAGAACCGCCTGATGATGTTGTTGGGCCATTCACACCTCCACCACCGCCCCCTGCGTAATAAGGAGATGGAGTAACTCCGCTTATTGCTGACTGTACGCCAATACCGCCATTGCCAGCTAAAGATGATGTTCCATTGCCCCCAACAGCCCCTGCACCACCACCTCCGCCTCCGCCATAAGCAGGAGCAGAGTTAGCCCCTTGACCGCCATTACTTCCTTGTGTTGCATTTGAATCGGGGGGTGAAGATGATGCCGGTGTATTCCCCGTTCCTACTGTTGTAGAATCAAAACCAGCCCCGCCACCAGAGCCGCCATTTTTTCCAGCGGCAGTGCCGCCGCCAGAACCACCACCACCGCCACCAGCAGAAGTAATTGTGCTAAAAACAGAATTATTTCCATTAGCCCCTCCTGCTGTCGAACTTGATCCAGTTCCTCCCGCGCCAACAGTGATGGTGTAATCTCCGGCACTTACTGCAAATCCAGTACCCGTCCTAAATCCGCCAGCACCACCGCCGCCGGCGTTGTTACTACCGCCTCCAGCACCCCCACCAGCCACAACCAAATACTCAACCTCTGTAACACCAGTAGGGCAAGTCCACGTTGAGGTAGCCGTAAAGGTTTGGATGATGGTGTAGCCGCCACCTCCACCCCCAGCAAAGGTCTGCCCAATAAGCATCGACAAAATGCCTGTCATGACACGTTCCCTGAAACAACACACACCGTACCGGATATAAACAGAATCGTCGCAACACCTCTGGTTGCAAGCGTCATCGTCGCTTTATCACTATCCGTTCCAGCGATATAAGCCGTTGTGATAGACATCGTAAGCGTGATAGATGACGATGAGTTGTTAAAGATCACAACCACATCACCTGCTGCAAAGGTTGAATTCGGTACTGTCTGACCTGCTGTAACCGACAAAACCTTACCAACATCACCTACCACTAACGTATTGGTTGCGTTGCTTGATATGGGTACGTTTCTAAAACCAACCGGGTTAGTACCATCCACCGTACAAGATGACAGGGTTCCAGAACTTGGCGTTCCTAATGCGCCACCAGGAGCAACGTAATCCGTCCCTGCGCTAGCCGCTGAGATCGCTGTGCCGTTACCTTTTAAGACCCCCGTGATGGAAGTCGATAAGGTAATCGCGGGCGTTGTGCTTGCGTTGGCTACGCTCCCTGCTAGGCCATTGGCCGATACGACTGATACCGTGGTTACCGTACCTGACCCAACAGACGAAAAGGCTAGCGTTCCAGCGCCATCCGTTGTCAGTGCTTGCCCGTTAGTACCATCTGTACCGGGTAGCGTAAACGTCGTGTTAGATGATGTGTTGGCAGACTGAAACGTTGTCGTTCCCGTCCCGCTGGCGTTGCCTTGAAGTTTGATCTTACTCATATTCCTTATCCTAAAATCATCCAGGCTTGGCCTGTACCAACGGTTACTGAATAGCCTGTAGATACCGTGACAGGCGATACTGACAGCCCATTCGTATTACTTGTAATCGTGTAATTCTGACTGATGGTTATTTGAGACTCAAGAACAGGACCGCCCGACCCACCACCTCCACCCGATGCCCATGACAAATTACCTGAACCATCCGTGCTTAGGAATTGCCCACCGGTTCCATAATCAGTTGGGAAGGTGTAAGTCTGTGTTGACGTTGTCGCTGCATTGCTAGGTTGAAAACGAAGCGTCTTAGTACCCGACCCTGCATCATTTGATTGCAGCTCTAAGTACCCTGACGTTCCTGCGCCTGTATTAGCAGTTACCTGAGCGTAGCCAACAAAACTAGCCTGCCCAATATCTGTAATCGTTGCCGTGGAGTTTTGAATGACTTTGCCGGTTGTTGAATCAAATCTAACAATCGCATTGTCAGTAGAACTTGCAGGGCCAGTAACATCGCCACCCGCCGCCAAGGTCGCATACTCAAGACCCGTGGCCGAACCATTAACACGTAAGTACTGATTGGCCGTGCCAAGAGCCGAAAGACCCGTGCCGCCATTACTGTAATTAAGCGTACCCGTAACACCTGTTGCTAACGGAAGTCCTGTGGCGTTTGTCAAACCAATCGACGATGGTGTTCCTGCATCACCTTCGTAAGTAACAATCCCGCCCGTCGTTCCAACCGTAAGACCTAACGTTGTCGCAACGCCTGTGCCGAGTCCTGACACACCCGTTGTAATAGGAAGCCCCGTGGCGTTCGTTAACGTGCCACTTGATGGTGTACCTAATGCACCATTAAATAATACCGGCGCACCGGCGGTTCCAACGGATTGACCTAAAGCCGTCGCAATCCCCGTGCCAAGACCTGAAAGGTTTGATGTTAGATAACCTGTTGTATTGGTTAACGTACCCGAACTCGGAGTACCTAAAGCACCGCCTGGAACAATGTAATCCGTACCCGCTACCGCCGCACTAACAACCCCCGTCGTTCCTTTCAGGATGCCTGACAGCGTAGAGTTTGTAATGAGCTTGCCAGTGGTTCCGCTAAATACTGGGAGTTGTCCGTTTGTTGAACTAGCAGGACCAACAACATCACCAACACCGACAGCAGCGCCATACTCAAGCGCCGTGCCGCCGGAATTAACCCTAAGAACCTGACCCGCTGTACCTAATGCCGTGAGTCCCGTTCCACCCGATGTGATCGGAAGTGCCGTCCCAGAATAAGAAAGTGTCAACGTACCGGCACCCGTAACCGGAGAGCCAGATACCGTAAACATGGCAGGCGCTGAAATACCTACCGAAGTCACTGTACCTACACCTACAACAGAACCCCACTTCACGCCATAGGGTTGAGTCGAATCAGCAATCAAAACCTGCGTATCAGTACCAACAGGAAGTCTTACGTTATCGCTTCCTGTATTGACAATTAAATCGCCCTTGGTCGTTGTCGGTGCAAGCGCATCAAAAGCCGATGTCTTATCAGCCTGGCCCGTGCCACCCGCCGCAATCGCTAATGTGCCACCTAGTGTGATAGTTCCTGTTGATGTAATTGGACCGCCAGAAGCTGTAAGCCCTGTGCTGCCGCCCGATATGTTGACTGAAGTAACCGTACCAGAACCGACGGTTGCATATTCCAGTCCCGTGGCGCCTGTATTTACTCTTAATACTTGGCCTGCCGAACCTAATGAATTAAGCGCCGTACCGCCATTGGCTATCGGAAGCGTACCTGTTACGCCCGTCGATAAAGGCAATCCAGTTGCATTCGTTAGTACAGCAGCAGATGGCGTCCCAAGATTGGGCGTTACAAGCGTTGGGCTTGTTGCAAATACCAGCGACCCTGTTCCTGTGTCATCAGAAATAACACCACGAAGCTGATCAGATGTTGTTGATGCAAAGACCGATAAATTGTCTTGTGTGTAAGCAACCGTACCACCAGCGCCAAACGCTGCCGATGATCCATCAGTTCCTGTAAATGTCAGTGTATTACTTGCGGTAAGCGTCTTGCCGTTCGCAATCGTCAGTGTTGAACCCGTGGCCGGTGCTGTGATTGTTACCTTGTTATAAGCCCCTGCTGTGATATCCCCAGTGCTATCTGCAATGGTCGCTGCCGAGTTTTGAATCAGCTTACCTGACGTACCGTCATACCGTGCAATCGCATTATCGGTCGCAGATGCCGGACCATTCATCCCCGCAAATGCGTAATCAGAACCATTCCAGTACACCACCGCAGCAGCACCGGATGTAACCGTCACTCCTGTGGTCGCAGAAGCCTTAACAACAACACTTGCATCTGACGCGTTATTTACGAGATACCAACTACGGCTTGTTGATCCACCGGGGGCGATAATGTTCCTTGCCGACCCTGGCGTACCCGTCACATACAGAATTGCATATCTTGCTTGGTTACTTGCCGAACCATCACCATTCGTTAAGGTAATGCTTCCTGATGTCACATCCAGTGTGACCGATCCTGCAATCGCTACATCAACCGGTGACGTAAGCGCATCATTGATGGTCGTACCCCAAGTACCATCTTCCGTTCCGTTAACAGGCTGGGCAAGCTTTAATAGCGTGGTGTAATTAACGGTCATGACTGCCTCAAGATGTCGTAATTGGCGTCCACGTTGTCGTGGAACCAGGAGTTATTGATGACCATGTCGTTGTCACGCCGGGAGTAATCGGTGTCCACATATCATGCAATCCTTAATACTGCATTCGTAGCATCAGCCGCCGGGAATGTAATCACAAGATTCTGCGCCGTCTTGGAAATATTCACCCCAAAGTTTAATACGGCAACCGAACGATTTCCATTAGTCGAGTTGTAAATCAAAGCGCCGTTAGTCGTCAATGTCACGTTTGTGAATGTGGCCGTATCAAACGTCCAATACGCAGTAGTTCCTTGAAAGGTTGGTGTGATGTTTGTGAGGGCAATCCCGCCTGCGGTGTAATTGGTTCCACTGGCCTCACCTGCTGCTGTGTACGCAGTTGTCGAGGCACCGAGATCCGCGTTGGCGGTATATAAGGCCAATTTAAAGACATCGCCCGTACTCGCTGTGAAATTGTGCAGACCCTGCGCTAGCTCTACTTTGAAGCTTGTTGTCAGGGTTTGGATGATCGCCATTACACCACCTTATCCCGAACCTGGCCAGACCTGTACGCATCCATGCGCTCAAGACCATCACCAAGACGTTTGGCAAGAATAAGCGCCTCTTTATACCGAGTCGTGACATTCTGAATCATGTCTGGCTCACCCTTCAGGAAGGTATACGCCTCCACAAGACAGCCATACAAAAGCACCGAATCGAAGTTATCACCAAGCCACGTGGTCGTTGTGCTTACATCAGCAAGACCAATCGATGTCGGATAATAAAAGTAATGCAACTCCATGGAGTACGCAGCATCCGGCGTCGGTCCCAAGATAAATACCAACTCTTTTGTCGATGTTGGGTAATCCGTACCAAAGAGTGCATAACAATACGGCTCGCCAGTATTACCCGCGCCTGTTGGCGTAGGAAATGACTCGCGTATAAAGTTAACGTCTTTGTTTAAAAGGTACTTGTAAGACCCTGAAGCATTAATAACTGCTAACGAATAGGGGGCCAGAAAATCTGTAGGTGCTTGCAGATACTGGTTATTGATCGTGCATGTCGCCGTCACATTCTTTCTTAGTGACGGAAACTGAACCGTATTAAAGATTCGCTGCTCTGCCTGTTGAGCAAACGTCTGAAGCGTCGCCGTCTCAAACGTCGTTTCGCAGTAATCTTGTATCGCAGTCTTGAGTTCGCCCCAATTCATGACTTACGCCATCGGCCCTCTGCTCATAACACCCTTGGTCGCAGCACCCGTACCACGCATCTTAATACCAGATGTCTTAACCTGTGTATTAGGATTCATGGCAACGCCTGATGTTGGATGCCAGTTAGGCACCATGTTGTAAGGCATTTCCTTACCAGGGTTCGTAGATGCCGTTACCTTGGCGCCTTTCATCGTATGCGGTTCTGCATAAACTGACGCCGATCCAACTTCCTTGCCGCCAATCTTCATTGAATACTTAGCCATGGATTACCCCTGGTTACGTGCACGGGCAACATTACGCCCCATCTTCTTCATCATCTCTGATGTAGGACCACCCTTACGCATCTTGGTTAAAGGCTTACCTGGGTGCATGGCTTTTT